GCTCCTCCAGCGAGGATCAGCTCAACTCCTATCGAGTACAAAACCAATACTATTCCGAACTCATCTCCGGCAATCCGGATTGGGAAATGGTCGATATTTACGCCGATGAGGGCATCACCGGCACGTCGGTTGAAAAGCGCGAAGATTTTCAGCGCATGATGCAGGATTGCCGGAAAGGAAAAATCGACCGCATTCTGGTCAAGAGTATTTCCCGATTTGCCCGCAATACGAAAGACTGTCTTGCGGCCGTCCGGGAACTGAAGAAACTCGGCATCAGCGTTCTGTTTGAAGAACAGGGCATTGATACGGCAAGAATGTCCAGCGAGATGGTGACGGCAGTTATGGCATCGCTGGCGCAGAAAGGCAGCGAGTCAATTTCAGGAAATGTCCAGTGGGGCTACCAGAAGCGTATGGAAAGCGGTAAGTTCAATACTTGCAAAGCGCCGTATGGCTTTACCCTGCACGAAGGAAAACTGTCCATAATAGAAGACGAAGCAGCGGTTGTTCGCTTCATCTTTCAACTGTATCTAAATGGACTGAATGGATACGAAATTGCAAATACCTTGTCCCAACAGGAAATTCCGCCTGGTCGCGAAATGGGAACATGGAAAGACTCGTCGATATACTACATTTTGAAGAATGAACGATATGCTGGGAACGCAGTGGTCGGAAAAAGCTATTCAACGACTACATTTCCGCATAAAAAAGTCAGAAACCATGGTGAACGTGAAATGTACCTACTGTCAGATAGTAATCCGCCGATTGTATCCCCGGAAGTATTTGAAAGAGTACAGACACTTTTGCAATCAAGAAAAAACGCACACATTGGTTCAACAAACCAGACATTCAGCAGAAAACTATATTGCGCAAATTGCGGGCGGTCACTCAAACGGAAATTTACAAATGATAAAATGTATTGGGTCTGCAATACGCATTTCCAGAATGCTGCATCATGCCCTACACCGCCATATCATACGCCGGATATAGAACAGGCTTTCTGCCGCATGTACTACAAACTCAAACACCACGGAGAATCCATCTTCACGCAGATGCTCTCGAACCTCCAAAAGATCCGCTACAGCCGAATGCTCTGGAGCGAGGACGTGATCTCCCTCAACAAGAAAATATCCGATATTCTCAGTCAGGTTCAATTCCTGGCCCAGCTCCAACAGGCGGGCGGCGTTGATCCTGATACTTTTATCTCATCAAACAACAAGCTCAGCGAACAGTTTCGCAGGCTGAAACAGGAAAAAGCAAGGCTTCTCGACACCGACAGCGACGATCTGGCAGACCGCACCCGCGATCTCATGGACGCACTGGAGGACGGGCCGGATTTCCTCGACAGCTTCGATGCGGAGCTGTTCGATGCGCTTGTGGCAAAGATCATCGTGGACAGCAACGAGTGCCTGCGGTTTCGGCTGAAAAACGGCTTGGAGCTGCTAGAGCAAATCGAAAGGACAAGACGCTGATGGGAAATCGGAAGCTGCCATTTGGGTATCAAATGCGCATGGGCGAGATCGTCCGAAACGAGCCGGAAGCCAACGCCGTGCAGGATATTTTCCTGCAATACTCACTCGGTGCGTCATTGAAGGAAATTGCAGAACAGATGAGCAAGACCGGCCCCACCTACGACGAGGGCAAGAGCTGGAACAAGAATATGGTTGCCCGAATCTTAGAAAACGCCACGTACACCGGTGCAGACAGCTATCCGGAACTGGTTGACATAAATTTATTTGAAGCAGCCGCCGAGAAGCGGCAGACCAAGCAGCGATTGCCAGAGCGGACACCCGCGCAGAAAGCACTCAAACGTGTCTGCTCCAAACCGCCTACGCCGGAGATCGAACAGCAGGTCACACATCTGCTCGGCAAGTTGGCAGAGCAGCCAGAGCGCATTACGCAACCGGAAAAGCCGCCTGCATCAGCACATACAAGCACGCAGGTAGAATTGGATGAAATTCTGAACACCCAACCGCTCGACGAGGACGCTGCCAGAAGCCTGATTTGCAAGCTGGCGCAGGAGCAATACGACGACATCGGCAACGAAGAATACGAAACCGAACGCCTGCGGCGGCTGTTCACGACCTTTGAATACTCGGCAGAGCTCAACGCAGAGCTGCTGCAAAGCACCGTCTACGCCGTCCTGGTGACGCGCCAGACGGTGCGGTTGCAGCTCAAAAATGGACAGATCATCGGAAAGGACGATTTGGTATGACAGACGAAAAACCGCGCGTCATTATCATTCCGCCAAAGCCGGAATTGCAGCAGACCGCTGCGGTCACAAAACAGCTTCGCGTAGCAGCGTATTGCCGCGTCTCGACCAAGGAAGAAGAACAGGCCAGCAGCTATGAAGCGCAGTGCGAATACTACACCGATAAAATCATGTCCAACAAAGAATGGACGATGGCGGGCATCTTCGCGGACGAAGGCATTACCGGCACGTCTACAAAAAAGCGCACAGAGTTCCTGCGGATGATCCGTCAGTGCAAACAGAAAAAGATCGACCTCATTCTGACAAAATCCATTCAGCGATTCGCCCGCAATACGCTCGATTGTATCAACTACACTAGAATTCTTCGGCAGCTCGGCATTGGCGTCCTCTTTGAAAAAGAAAATATCAATTCCCTGCCAGCAGATAGTGAGTTTATGATCACCATGTATGGCGCGATGGCTCAGTCCGAAAGCGAATCCATTTCCGGCAACATCCGCCGCGGGCGACAGATGCACGCGAAGGTCGGAACGCTCAAAATCCCCTGTCACTGGCTTTACGGTTACAAAAAAGATGCAGGCGGCAAGTTCTGTATCATACCGGAGCAAGCCGAGGTGGTACGCGAGATCTATGAGCGATACAAGAATGGCGCAAGCCTGCGAAATCTGAAAGACTGGCTGGAAGAAAACCAGATCAAGACCGTCCTTGGCACAGCCGACTGGTCGATTTCCGTTATCAAAGGCATCCTGACCAACGAAAAATACTGCGGCGACGTGCTGCTGCAAAAGACCTTCTGCACGGATGTGATCAGCAAGAAGATCGTCAAAAACGTCGGCCAGATGGCACAGTATTATATGCCCGATCACCATGAAGCCATTGTCAGCCGAGAACAGTACAATGCGGTGAAGGCTGAAATGGCAAGACGGAGCGCCCTGCGCAGCCCGTCCAAGGAGGCGGTCACCGGGCGATCCTGCTACACCAGCAAGTACGCTTTATCCGACCGACTGTTCTGCGGCGAATGCGGGACGCTCTACCGTCGAAAAACACGAAATGTAAAGGGAAATATCTATCACGAATGGCGCTGCATCAGCCGCTTGGAGTACGGCAAAAAATACTGTCACGAGTCCCCCACTCTGCGGGAGATCCCGCTGCAAAACGCGATTCTGGCAGCAATCAACTCCGCCATGAGCGTTAAAACCGCTCTGGTTGACCAGATCAAGAATGTGGTTTCACTGGAACTTCTGCCGGTTCAAGGTCAGACAATGAGTCTTGTCGATATCGAACGGCGGCTGGCGCAGCTCGACGAACAATTCCAGCGTCTACTGGCGGAAGCCATTGATGCTGAAAATAAAGAAGCCTGCAATGCGCAGTTCGCGGAAATCTTTGCTGAGCAGACCTCCCTCAAAAAGCAGAAAGAAACTATTCTGCAAAGCAGCATGGACACTGACCGCGTCTGCACCCGCATGAAGCAGGCAGAACAAGCCATAGAGAGCACCGCATCCACGATCACAGAATGGAACGAAAACGCCGTCCGGCAGATCGTAGAGCGCGTGACCGTCCTCTCCACTGATGAGATTCTGGTGCGGATCAAAGGCGGCGCAGAAATCAAGCAACGATTGGAGCGATGAAAATGATCTATGCAGCCGGCGACCTTCACGGAAATCCACTTCGGTTTCAGTCGCAATACTTTCCAGAACAAGCATAGATGACCAAAGACGATTACATGATTACATGAGAACATAAGGCACTACATAGATGTTGCAAGTATTATGCTTGCGTACCAGCAGGTCTGCATTTATAATGAAAACAAACGAAACGGAGGGCTTGCAGCATGGAACGTGCCACAAATTCCAGCCTGATTTTATATACAACGGAAGACGGCTTGACAAAAATCGAAGCTACGTTTGACCGAGATACGGTCTGGCTTTCCATCGACCAGATGGCAGATCTGTTTCAAAGAAATAAGTCCACAATTTCGCGCCACATCGGTAATATTTACAAAGAGGGCGAATTGGACAAAGCTGCAACTGTTGCAAAATTTGCAACAGTTCAGATGGAAGGCGAACGGCAGGTAGAGCGGCAGATTGAATACTACAATCTGGACGTTATCATATCGGTTGGGTATCGTGTGAAGTCTCAGCGCGGTGTTCAGTTCCGCATGTGGGCGACCGCGATCCTCAAGGAGTTCATGAAAAAGGGCTTTGTGCTGGATGATGACCGCTTGAAAAATCTCGGCGGCGGCAACTACTTTGATGAGCTGCTTGCCAGAATCCGGGATATCCGGTCTTCTGAAAAGGTATTCTGGCGAAAGGTGCTGGAGATTTATGCGACCAGCATTGATTATGACCCCAAGGCTGAAAGTACCGTTTTGTTTTTCAAGCAGGTTCAAAACAAAATGCATTGGGCAGCACACCAGCATACAGCGGCAGAGGTTATCTACCAAAGAGCGGATGCAGAAAAGGAGCATATGGAAC